AGACAGCCGATAGCTACTCAGAAGTATTGGTCTCAAAGTTTATATGTACTAAATAATACCAAGTGTCCTGCTGTATTGACAGAAAACCTGTTTCAAGACAATAAGGCTGATGTTGATTATCTGTTATCGGATGCAGGGAGACATGCCATAGAAAGACTACATATAGAAGGAATAATAAAATATATAGAGACAAGTTAGTAGATTTTCTTGTCATGTGGATTTGAATTAGTTAATAAAATGATTGGAAGAGGGAAGCTGTGAAGTTTCCCTCTTTTTATTTACTGTGATTAGACAGATTAAGCATCCTCTTTAGGTCTTAGGCTGGTACTTAAATCCTTTATATCTTTGCTTACAAAAAGAGTAAAGATTATTTTTATGGCATATAGTGCAATAGGAGGTTTTCCCCCTCAACAGTTAAGCTTTAGCAGGAAAAATAAGGAGTGGAGACGCAGGTGTGTGCAGTTTGGAGATGACCACAGTATTATGCGCAACAACTCTGCAAGGAAGTCATGGTATAACATGATGATAAACTATGACCTAATTAATGGCAAGATACACATGAGTGACATCAAGGCTATAGTAAATCCGTATGGTCTTGATGCCTCATTTATTCCCGATAATATACAGCATTACTCTGTTATCAACCCAAAGCTGAATGTACTAAGAGGTGAGGAGAGTGAAAGATTGTTTGACCCAAGACTAGTAGTTACCAATCCTACAGCCATCAGTGAGATGGAGGAGGAGAAGAACAATGAGGTTAATGCCAGGCTTCAGCAACTCATTATGGATAGTAGTCAGAGTGAGGAGGAATTCCAGCAGGAACTTCAGAAGCTCAATGACTATTTTACCTATGAGTATCAGGATAAGAGGGAGATTAGAGGTAATCTGTTTCTCAGTCACTACTCAAGAGAACTGGAGTTTGCCCAGAAGTTTAATAAAGGTTTTGTAGATGCCTATACTGTAGGAGAGGAAATCTATCAATGTGACATTGTTGGAGGTGAGCCTACCTTGGAGAAAATAAAACCTATGGAGTTGTGTATCATCAGGAGTGGTGATTCTGACAGGATAGAAGATGCAGATATGCTGATTCTTCAGAGGTATAAAAGTCCAGGCTGGGTAGTAGACACTTATTGGGACCAACTCTCTAAGAAAGACATTGAGAAGATTGAGGAGGGCAGTAATGGTGAATACAGCGGTTGGAAGGATTCTATGGATAACATAGATGCAAGGCCAGGCAATCCTCTTATACCAGTTCCATGTGACTGGCAGGCTGGTGACAGTTATATCAGTGCCAGTGAGCTATTCTCAGATGACAACTATACCAATATGACTCCCTATGACATTAATGGTAATGTCAGGGTATTGACAGTCTATTGGAAGTCAAGAAGGAAAATCAAGAAGGTAAAGAGCTATGACCCTGAGACAGGCGAGGAGCAATTTGATTTTTATCCTGAGACATACCACTGTGACCCCATGAAGGGAGAGGAGGAACAGGTATTCTGGATTAATGAAGCATGGGAAGGCACCAAGATAGGAGAAGATATTTATGTTAATATGAGACCAAGGCCTGTGCAGTACAACAGGCTGAGTAATCCTTCAAGGTGTCACTTTGGCATTGTGGGCAGTATCTATTCCATCAACGGTGATGAACCATATTCATTGGTAGATGCAGTAAAGCCTGATGCATATTTCTATGATATTGTAAGGGACAAACTGATAAAACTTATATCCAAGAACATGGGTAAGTTGGCAAGAATGGACTTTGCCAAGATACCAAAGGGATGGGATGTGGACAAATGGCTGTACTTTGCCACAGTTAATGGCATTGCCATTGAGGATAGTTTCAAGGAAGGTACTGTAGGTGCTGCTACAGGTAAACTGGCAGCAGGACTTAACAATGCCTCCAATGGTGTAATTGATGTATCCCAGGGCAATGAGATACAGTTCCACCTTAACCTGTTAGAATGGATAGCCAATAATATAGGAGAACTTGCGGGTATATCCAGACAGAGAGAAGGACAGATTAGTAATAGAGAGACTGTAGGAGGTGTTGAGAGGGCAACCCTTCAGTCAAGTCATATCACCAAATGGCTGTTCTTCATACATGACTCTGTAAAGAAGAGGGCTATTGAGTGTTTCCTTGAAACAGCCAAGATTGCCTACAAGGGCAGGAAGATTAAGTTTAACTATCTCCAGCCTGATGGAAGCAGGAAACTTGTAGAGATTGATGGTGATGAGTTTGCAGAGTGTGACTATGGTCTTGTGGTAGACACTGGTAATGATGTGCAGGAGCTTATGCAGAACCTTGGACAGTTAGCTCAGGCAGGACTTCAGAATGATAAGATGAACTTCTCTACTCTGATTAAGATATACCTCACTAAGAGTCCTACAGAGAAACAGAGACTTATCGAAAGGTATGAACAAAGAGTTGAGGAACAGAGACAGCAGGCCCAGCAGCAACAGCAGCAGCAGTTTGAACAGCAGTTACAGCAGCAGGCTCAGATTGAGCAGGCCAAGATGGATAGGGAATATCAGATGCACCAGGAGAAGCTTCAAACTCAGATACTTACAGCACAGATAAACAGTCAGGCAGAAGCTGACAGACTTGCTCTCATGAATAGGGATAATGATGAAGCCAATACCATTGAGAGAGAGAAGATTGCAGAGAATGCAAGGCAGTTTGATAAAAAACTGGCACTGGATACTCAGAAGCAAAAAGATGATGTCAGACTTAAGGAGAAGCAGATTCAGGCTACCAAGCAGAAGGGCAATAATAAATAAGGTATAACATAAGTATTGAATTAACCCACTAACTTGCTGATGGTTAGTGGGTTTTTTGTGCCAGTCAGCATTGTTAGAAAGGCTATGATAGACTTCGTAACTTTGCACCATCATCGGTGATAAAGTTCAATTTAGTTTTTAACAGTTTAAACAAAAGAAGATTATGGCACAAAATGATGGTGTTTATGTTTTTGACTCTGGTGCTGCATCCAGAGCTGTAGGAGGTATTGACCCCAATCTTCTGCTTGCCCTCAACCAGAACGGAGGTATGGGCGGAGGCTATGGTTTCTACTGGATTTTCCTGCTTTGGATGATGTGGAACCAGAATGGGCGTAATGGCAACTTCAATGATTATGTAGCAAGTGTGAACGGTAATGAAGGCAGACAGTATCTTGCCGAGATTATGAACGGCAGGTTTGACAACCTTGGTCAGTTGGCACAGATTATTAATACTGGTGTTGAAACTGTGAAGAACGGCATCTTTGCCCTTCAGAACAATATCTCTCAGGTTGGTGCAAATGTAGGTCTTACTGCTGCTCAGACTCAGAACGCTATTGCTATGGGTAATGCTGCTCTTGCCAAACAACTGTGTGAGTGCTGCTGTAATATGAGGTATGACCTTGCACAGCAGACCAATACTTTGCAGGCACAGGCAGCTTCAAACTTTGCAAGTCAGCAGTTACAGAGTGCTCAGAACCATGCTGCTACTCAGCTTCAGATGGCTCAGATTGAAAGTGCAGACCAGTTGGCAGTATGTCAGCAGACAACTACTCTGAGTACTCAGGCAGATAGGAATAGTAATACTATCCTCGGTGCTATTCAGGCACAGAATGCTATGATTACAAAGGAGTTCTGTGATTTGAAGGAACGTGAGTTGCAGAATAAGATTGATACACAGGCTGATATTATTACTCAGATGCGCAATCAGATTAGTAATGATCATCAGACTATTCAGTTTAATGCTGCCTTCCATGCTTTGGATGACAAGATTGATGCTATTGCAGCCAAGCAGCCTAATACTGTACCTGTTGCATGGCCCAACCTTGTGGGTGTAAATGCCACTCCGTATATTGGTCAGGGCTTGTATCCTGGTGGCAACTATGGTGGCTGGGGTGCTGGTTTTAATGGTGGTGTAGTGCTTTAATAATAAGGAAATAGGAGGTTAAGTATGAGTTGTTGTAATAAGATAGTAGCAACTAACGCTGGTGGTATTCCTTATTTTGAAAGTACTAATACCACAATAGGGACTGAAAATGTTAATATAGCCCTTGGAGTACGTAGGGTACAACCTATAGGATACATGACTATTATTGTCAGTAATGTTATTCCTACAGAAACTACTGCGACACTTCCTGTAAACCTTACCCTGAATGATGTTACCAAACCTTTGACTCTTCCAAATGGTACTCCTGTAACAGCGGCAGAGCTTTTGAATGTTAGTAATATCTTGGTATTCAATGACAGAACTAATGGGCTACTGACATTGATGTCTCGCACAGTAATTTAACAATCAAAAAGTAATTAACTATGTTTTCAAATTTAAGTAAAGGCAGTGTCCTGTATGGCTTAGAGATAAAGGATGGCATGAAATTCTTTACTGCTCCTATAGAGAGTGTTTCCTTGCCTTATCCAAAGTACAGGAATAACAATACATTTGGTCAGATGCCAGAGACTGTGATGGATATTGTCTGTACAGTCAATGGTGAAAGAAGAACCTTTCAGCAAGTACCAAGTAATAGTGCTATAGCAGACTTTGGTAATGACACTTTTGTACTGGCTGATGGTAAGGATTCCCTCAATGGCTATGTTAACTCCATGCTTCAGAACAGCAGGAATATTGTGAATAGTGTGGAGAAGCATAAAGCTCTTATCTCTCAGTATGAATCAGTACTTACCAGTCTTAACCCTGGTCAGGCCAATGACAATGCAGTCAAGGAGCTAAACAGCAAGGTGAATAGTCTGGAGAGTCAGATAGCAGAGATGCTGTCTTTGCTTAAGTCTGGAAATCCAAAACCAACAGTATAAGATTATGGTAGTAATGTTTAAGATGACTCCTGAGAAGAAGGAGAAGTTTAGCAAGAAGATAGACAAAATGATGGACTTCCTTGAGGAATTCAAAGAGTGTTTGGAGGATTCTGAGGACTATGAGGATGAAGA